ATGTTTGAAAGAAATTGAAGATTTTAGAATTAAAATGGAAATTCCACTTCATAAAACATTTATCATGCCTGCAGGTGATACTAGAAAAGAATTAATTAAAATGTATCCTCTTGTATTTGAGTTATGTGCAGAAAAAGGTTATAACATGACAGGTAGAGATCACATAATAGCATTTGATACAGAACGAGGAGTGTAAAAGTATAAGGTATGTTTGAATATAATGCAACAGTAACAAAAGTAGTTGATGGTGATACTATTGACGCTATGGTAGATTTAGGGTTTAGTACTTTTAAAAAAATAAGAATTAGATTACATGGTATGGATGCTCCTGAATCTCGTACAAGAGATTTAGAAGAAAAGAAAAAAGGTTTAGCTGCAAAAAATAGAGTTATAGAAATTTTGAAAAAAAATGAAAATAGGTTTATTTTAAGATCTTTTGGAGTAGGTAAATTTGGTAGATGTTTAGGAGAAATTCAATTGATAGATTTTTATAAAGATCAAGCACTTAAACATGAACCCCCTTCTCCTACATTACAAGAAGTATTAATAGCTGAAGGTCACGGAATAAAATATTATGGTGAAAAAAGATAAAATAAAAAAGAGATACATAAGTTGGGAAGAAGTAGAAACGCTAGTCAATATCCTACATGATAATATTTTAGAATCAGGTGAAGACTTTGACACAATATATGGTTTACCAAGAGGAGGTCTTGTACCTGCAGTTATGTTATCTCATAAATCAGGGATACCTTATGCTTCATTAAAAGCACCACTTTTTATCGGAAATGCTTTAGTTGTAGATGATATTTGTGATAGTGGAAAAACATTAAAATCCATTAACCACTCTACAGCTGTACTACATTATAAACCTCACACTTCAATAATTGAACCTACATTTTATGCTTGTAAGTTTGAATGTGATGATTGGATTGTTTATCCTTGGGAAAATAAAGATTCAAAAGCTATACAAGATTATAAAACAAAGGTTGGAATCTAATAAAAAAGTTATTATATTTACACAAAATAAATAAGTTATATGCCTGAAAATAAAAGAAGAAAAATCCACGAAGAATTAGAAGTGGTACGTGAAGGGTTTGCAAATGGAGTTGCACCTGGATTTCCTTTATCTCCCCAAGAAAAAGTTACAATGATTAATGCTGCAGCAAATGCATTTGGATTGTTTTTAGATGCCCTTAGGTGTGATTGGAGAAATGATCCAAACTCAATGGAAACACCAAAACGTGTAGCTAAAGCCTATGTAAACGATTTATGGGCAGGAAGATATGAACAAATGTCCCCAATAACATCATTCCCATCAGACGGATATGATGGAATTATTATTGAAAGAAATATACCATTAACATCAATGTGCTCACACCACCACCAAACAATTGGAGGAGTAGTTCATATTGGATATATAGCAGGAGATAAAGGTCAAGTAATTGGATTATCTAAATTGAATCGTATAGTAGAGTTATTTGGTAGAAGAGGTGCAATACAAGAACAATTAACCTCAGCAATCCACAATGCTGTATCTAAAATTACAGAAGGCAATAAAGGAGTTATTGTTACAATAGTAGGAACACACAATTGTGTTTCATGTAGAGGAGTAAAACATCAAGGTGCTGCTATGGTTACAACAAAAGCATCAGGTGTATTTAGAGATAATAAAAATTTATCACGTAAAGAATTTTTTGATAGTTTAAAAATTAATAATGGAGGACACAATATATAAAGTTATGAAAAATAAAGACAAATACGTTCCATTTGTAAGTGAAGTAGAAGAATTCAACCACACAATGGGTAAACCAAACAATTATGAGCCAACAATCCCCGAGAAAAAAGAATGGCAGTTCGTATACGATTTCATCCTCGAAGAGCTTGAAGAGTACAAAGAAGCATGCGAAACAGGAAACATTACTGAAGTACTTGATGCTCTATGTGACATTGCCTACGTTTCGTTGGGTAACGGCACTATGTTACATGGTCTTAAAGATCAAATATGGCCGGCGTATCAAGAAGTACAAGCATCGAATATGTCAAAAGCTTGTTCTAGTGAAGAAGAGGCACAAGAGACCGTTAGAGTACGTGCCGAAGAGCAAAAGGAAGCATGTCACTATGAAAAGGTTGAAGACTATTATATCGTCTATAGAACACGTGATAGAAAAGTAATGAAAAATATAAACTACTTTAGACCAAATTTAAAACAATTTTTAAACTTAAAAAAATAAAAATAATGAATAAAGAAAATTTAAAACAACTATCAAATAGTTTAAGAACACATTTGAATAATATTCCAAGAACTGTAATATCTAGAATACCACATAGTACTTTAATAGGGATTGTTGATAGTTTAGATAGAGAAATTGAATTGATTAAAGAACCATCTTTAAATACAAAATCATCTACACCATCATCAACGAAGAAAACAACTACTAAAAAGAAATCTACCTCAAGTAAGTAGAATATGTACAAAAAGTGTTTTGCCGAATATAAAAGTTATAATAAATATTTAATCCACCTATGGACTGATGAGGGCTATTCAACTAGTGAATGGTCCTCTCCTGCTTATATTGAATGTAGTGAAAGTGAAGCAAAGTATAAGGGCCTAAATGGTGAACCATTAAAAAAGATATATAAATGGAAAAGAGACACACCAGGTCTTCATTTTCATGATATGTCACCTTATCAAAATTTCTTAATTGATAAGTATGGAATTAATGATGAACCTTCAACTACTCATAAAGAGATATTTTTTGATATTGAGATTGAAATGGGAGATGCTTTAACCCCTGAATACATTCAGTCTGCTCCTAAAAAAGTAACCTCAATTGCTTGGTACTTTAAACAAGAAGATGAATGGAAAATCATTATTTTAGACCCTAAACAACAAATCCAACCAACAGTAAATGGAAATAAAGAAATAATTCCTGTTTACAATGAAGAGGTGCTATTGTCAAAGTTTCTTACTTACATGAGAGAACTAGACCCAGATATCCTTGTAGGTTATAATAGTGACTATTTTGATATTCCTTACTTATACTATAGAATTAAAAATGTATTGGGTGAAGAAATGGTTGAGTATTTATCTCCTATTCTAAAAGTAAAAGAAAAACGCAGTTACCGAACAAATGAGATATATGATTCAAACCAACCAATAGAGATAGCTGGAGTTGAGTCACTTGATTATATGCGTTTACATAAAAAGTATAGTTGGGAAGATGAACCTAGTTGGAAATTAGATGCATTAGGTGAAAAATATGTTGGATTAAATAAAATAGAATATAATGGTTCTTTAGATAGATTATTTGAAGATGACATTGATACATTTATAGAATACAACTTTCGTGATGTTGAAATTTTAGTTGAATTAGATAAAAAGCTAGAATACCTAGCATTAACTAAAAACCTGTCTCATAAGGGTAAACACAATTATGGAGAAGTTTACCATAACACAGTTACACAAGATGGAGCAATTTCAGCTTATTTACTATCTGAAGGTATTATTCCACCTGCAAAAGAACAAAGTCCTAAAAAGAAAAAAGGATACGCTGGTGGTTATCTATTTTGCCCTAAAGCAGGTGTATACAAGTATATGTTTGATGAGGATTTAACTTCACTATACCCTTGTATTATCATGTCTTTAAATATAGGTAAGGAAACAATGGTAGGTAGAATTATAAGTCATACTTTACCTGAAAACCTAAAATATAGACCTTACATGGTTACTGATAAGGATACGAAATCAACATACTATTCTCCTTCTAGAAATAATTATTTAGGTTTAAATGATTTAAAGAAAAAAGACCCACAAGAAGAACTTACTATTGAAAATGCTAAAGGTAAACGTACTCAAATTGAAGTAGGTAATTTAATTAACTTAATTGAGGATATGAAAATGGCTGTTTCTGCAAACGGAACATTTTTTAGAACAGACAAACAATCAGTACTTTCAATTATTTTGAATAAGTGGTTTGATGAAAGAGTAAAGTATAAAAATGCTATGAAAAAAGCATATAAAGCAGGTGATTCTGAGTTAGGTACTTCATTTCATTTAAAGCAATATACAATGAAAATTTTGTTAAATAGTTTGTATGGTGCAACTGCTTTACCTACATTTAGATACGCGATGAATGAAGCAATATTAAGTGAAGCAATTACATTAAGTGGATGGAGAATCATTCAGGAATCAGCTTTAGCAGCAAACAGACATATTAATAAACTAATGAAAACAGAAATATAATGGCACTATCCCCACAATCAATTAGAAAAGGTGTTCAAGTTAAATTTGATGATGTTATAGTAGATAAACAAACTATAATTGAAAAAAGTGAATCTTGGACAGAGAAACAAGAAATATTATTTAAAAAATTTCTTAAACAAGGAGGTAAATGTAAGATACAAGGTTTGAAAGTTGAGGTAATACCACAACATGAAGTACTTACCTCAAAAGGAGAAAAACCAAGTGGTAAAATTGTAGCACCTGGAATTGATCAAAGATTTTAAACCAAAACAAAGATGAGTAAAATGAAAACAAAGATTATATCAGCATTTCCTGGTACGGGCAAAAGTTATTATCACAACAAATACCCAAATGAAACCCTTGATAGTGATTCAAGTAATTTTAGTTGGGTTAAAGATGAAAATGGGGATAACACCAAGGAGAGAAATCCTGAATTTCCGCAAAATTACATCAATCATATAAAGGAGAATATTGGGAAATATAAATACATATTTGTATCATCACATAAAGAAGTTCGAGACACATTACTAGATAACTGTATTTTCTTTTACATTGTATATCCTGACAGAAAAAGAAAAAAGGAATTTATACAACGGTATAAGGATAGAGGAAACCCTGAAGGTTTTGTCAAATTAGTCGAATCTAATTGGGAAGAATGGATAAGAGAGATACAACGGATAGACAGTGGGTGTGAAAAGGTGTGTATGGTTTTAGATAATTTAGAAGATGAAATCAACCTTATGGAACGTGTAGACTACAAAGAAGTGTTAGAAGAAGAAATTTAAACCAAAACAAAGATGAGTAAAGTAGTAAAATCAACACACCCAGAAATGAAAGGATATAAAAACTGGACAGAAGTTAGTGATATTCTTGCACATGGCTTAGTTGGTGTAGAAGTTAAAGATAAA